CTGAGAATCACCTCGGAAGTCTCCACGGGCGGGTCTCTTGATGTCGTGGTGTCTTACTTCACGATCGAGAGCTAGACAAACCGCCAATAGCAGGAAGCAATAGCAGGAAGATCGGGAGATAGATAAAATGTCAACGCTTCTGCTCATCATCATTCTTTTGCTCATTTTCGGTGGCGGCGGGGGGTATTGGGGCCATACCCGCTGGGGTCCGGGAGGCGGAGCCGGAGTAGGGATGGGAACAGTATTGATGATTCTTCTCATCGCCTACGTTCTCGGCTTGCTTCCGGTAAGGTAAACGCCGATCATGGCCGTTACTTGGGATGAGACGCAATTCGCCCGCTCCTACAGCATCCCAGACCCTGCGGCGGGTCCTGGGGTGCGAATCGGCTACGGGCGACGCTTCGCTCAGATCGTGGCCACGACTCCGGCCGGGGCGGCGTTTCCGTTCTATCGTCGCAGGGTTGACGCCTTAGTCGCGGCGTTTCCCATTCAACCGGCCGATCGTATCTTGGTCGGCGGCTGCGGCTTTGGCTATCTCATCGACGAGTTCAAGGACACCGGATTCCAGAATTGCTGGGGGATAGACAGTTCCTCCTACATATCAGGACGCCGCGCCATCGAGGCCACGGCCGCCACCTTGTTCGTCCAGGACACGATGACGGGAGGCGGCAGGGTGAGAGCGGCGCTGCGTTCCTTAACGGGCGATGACATCTTCCATTGGGTCATTTCAGAATCGCTGCTTGAAGGCCAGACCGACGCCGAAATCCCAGGTCTGCTGAACGCCGCCGAGGCCGTGCTCGACCCCGGCGTCACTCAAGACCATATCATCCATATGGTCGTGCCGCTTCAAAGCGACGCCTCTCAAGACGCCGAGTTCAACTGGAAGACTCTTGCTGCCTGGAACGCCATGCGCCCGGCTCATTCCTGGATGGCTCTGGCTTCCGGAGATGATTGCGTGGCCTGGGAGGTTCTCTAGTGTCTCTCCCGGTAACAATCACCGGCAATTTGTTTCCATTCGGCGCTGCATCCGTTGAATCCAACTATACAGGACCCTTCAAGTCCGACACGGGTAACTTCTATGGATTCTTCAGGGATACTACCTCTTCCACTGTCAATGCCGTTAAAGCCACCGACCCAACCGATAGCTGGAGCACGCAAGCGCAATGGGCGCTGGGATCTGGAGATGTAAATTCAGTCTTCGTGGCCCAGGAAGGCGACATCTTTCATGTTCTTGCCCTTCGGGCTTCAGAGACGGACGATGTGTTGTATCGCCCCTACGACGCCTCCACGGACTCTTGGGGAACCCAGGAGATCGTTTCCGCCAACGTGGGAAACATTTTCTCTCAGAGTTTTATTGGCTTGCGCTCCGACGGCGATGTTATCGCTCTGTATCCACAGCCAACCGTAAGGATTATGGGCACGGACTACGCGAGGGTGTCTTATGGCCGCCGGGAAGGCGGAAGCTGGACATCGGACATCGCTGTCGATGACGGCGGCGAGGTTCAATACTACCTTGGTTGCGGCGCTATTGACGACGCCGACCGAACCTACTTCTTTTACTACGCCGGAAGCGGACCTCATATCTATAAAAAGGATCTAACTTCGGCCAATTCTCTTAGCTCCGCCGTTCAGGTTTCAGATACCGCCCTTAACACACTCTCTAATGAATTAAAAACCCCGGCCATGGGGGCGAAATTCTATCTCGACGGATCTACGAAGAGAGTTACCGTAACGTGGATTAGGGATGACAACTTCATCGGCAGCTCCGAGATAGAGGATAACGGCACTCCATCGGCGGAGGAGATAGTAACTGACGCGGCAGTATATTTACAAACAATAGGTCTCCCTTCTCCTAGCCTGGCCTTGGATGGAACCGACTTATACATACTATATGCAAAGGCCAGCGATGAAGATATCTACAGTAACCTGAACTCTAATTCAGGAGGCTGGGAGTCCGATGTCATTCAACTGAACGCCGTGACTGCCAGGCAAGTTAGCGCCAACGTCTATGACCGCTCCGGAACCAAGATCGGTTATTTCTACAGGGACTCCACAACGCTCAAGTATAACGAGATCGTCCCCGGCGCAGCCCCTTCCGGCGCAATCCTCTTCGGCATTATCCGCTGCGGCGGCGTGATACCCTTCAGATAGAGACTCATCATGCCCGAGTTTCTTACATTCCACGGCGACGTCTCCCCGGCCGTCCACTCTTTCCACGCCGTATGCTGGTGGATCACTCATGCCGCCTCTCTTGTCTGGCTATTCATCGCCTGGAAGCTCATCCGCATTACCAGCTCCGACCCCTCTGAAATAGTCTTCCTTGGCACCGGCTTCTTCCTATACGCCCTTGGCAACGTCGCCGGGGCCATATCCTCCGGACTCATATCGGACATCATTCGCTGCGGCCTGGCCGCCGTGAGCATTGTCCTGGCGGGAGTCGTGTGGGACAGAATGCGGGAATTCGAGAAGATTCAGAGCGAAGGCAAGCAAGCCTGGAAAGACATAGAGCCTTACGTGCGGTCCTTGGAAGTCTATCATGGCGTTGACTGATCACGAGTTTGGCATTATGATCCGCAGGGTGGAATCTCTTGAGGAGGCCCGCCTCGCCAGCGCGAAGATCCTGGATCGTCTTGCGCGAGACATCTACCAGGGCAACGGCCGGGAGCCTCTCACCATCTCCATCGCCAACCACAAGATCAGAATCCACCATCTCGAATCGGCCCGCAGCGAATGGCGATCGGCCGTCGTGTCCTTCGTCGTCGCGGCCTCGACCATGCTGATCGGATTCGTCTTGGCTAAGTGGCCCTGATGCTGTATCCTTACCCACAGTGTGAGAGTAGGCGACTTCATCATAGCCGCCGTGATCGTGATGACCTCCTACTTGCTCATCGTCGTGTTCTTCTCCGTCATCATGGACGCATGTCTCCACTCCTCTTCAACCGATCCCGCTCCTGGATGGAGCCTACTGCGAGAATCCCACAATGAACATCCTCAAAAGAATCCTCGGCTTCATTAGAGCCGATGTCCTTCAGATCCTGGGCACGGCGGTCCAAGTCGCCCTCGCCGCCTACAACAATCCCTTCATCGTCCTGATCCGGGTGATTCTCCAAGAAGTCTTCCGAACCGAATCGGCCAGCACGAGCAAGGGCCTTGAGAAAGCTGGCGAGACGATGCAGGGAATCGCCATGCGGATGCCCGACATCATCGACGCCTTCTCCGTCACGGGCAAGAGCATCGTCAACGCGGAGCTGTTCGTGCGGGGCGTCGAGCAGATCATGCAGGGCGTGGTGGACATTCTCAACGCAAGCGGCGTCGGAGCCAAGCCGGAGGCCGGAGCCAAGCTGGAGCCGGCGGCGGGCAATGGTTCCACCTAAGAAGGGCAGCTAATGGGACTGAAGAGATTTCTTCGCATTGAGTCCGTCCGCAAGAAGACCATCCGGTCTCGAAGCCGGGACGTCCTGTTGATTCTTATCCCAGTCCTTTTCGCGTGGATCGGCATCGACTACCTGACCGAGGGCCAACTTGGCGGCATTGCCGACGAGGCGGCCGACTTGATAGCCGAGATCGCGGAATCGGTCCACGAAGCCGCCCTGGACGCCAAGAAGAAGTAAACCGTGCCAACCGCATCGATCCTGCACCTATTCATGGCGGGGCCGTCGGTTGGCGGCAGCGGGATTCGAGTCTGCGGCTTCGCCTTCCTGGTCACCATCCTGCATGGAACGATCGACCGGCCGTTCGACAATCAGCCTCTCGGCGAATGCGTCTACTACGTCAGCCACGTCGAGGGCGAGACGTTCATCGACCACATCCTCGGCGAGGACGTCTACCTGGTCAACCGCGTCAAGGGCAAGGCGTTCATCCTAGGCAATTGCGACTAGACCACGAAAGCGCTCCCGAGCAACCTCCGCACCTCCGCCTGTCGCGTCGTGGGCCATTCGCCGGTCTCGAACATGGTCGCCATGATCTCGGCTCGATCCCTGGTCTGCCTGTACCACAGCGACCCCCTGATGTTCGCCGCCGCCCCAGCGTAGTCTCCGGCCTTCATCTTCGCCAGCGTTCCTGTAAACTTCACCAGACCATTGAAGCCCATCTGATACGCCATCTGAACCAACGCCGATCGCCGTACCTCATTGAGACCGAGGTAGATATCCCTGGTCTCCTCTCTGAACAGGACCTCGTGCTGGATCTCGTCCAAGTGTCTCTCCAGCCATTGCGCCGCCTCGACTTCCGTGTATGGATGAGCCTTCATATTCCTGCCGTAGCCAATACTCCAATTCCCGTTTGAATCCTTGTAGGGCACTCCCCGGAATCCCTCGAACCCCTTGGTCATCTTCTGCGTGATTCGCGCGGTGTCAGGAAGCATGGTCATCCTCCCCGGCGGAACCGGCCCATGAAGTCCAAAGGACGTTCTGGCCTCGACGGGAATCATCAGCCCAAGGATTATCAACGCAACAACTTGAACTCTCATTCATCACATTCCTCCTCTTCTTCGTCTTCCTCTTCCACTACATCTCCGCCTCTCTTCCAGTTCGTCCAGTCCCACTTATCGAGCGCCCTGTCGCTGATGCCCTTGCGCTGATTCGCCGTTAGAATCAACAACAGATCAGCCAACGCGACGCCTTCTTCGTCCTTATGTCTTTCGGCGATCTCCTTGCAGATCACCACGTCCTCGTCCTTGAAGTTTCCCCAATACAGCACGTGCTCCAGATCGCCCCAGAGCTTGTGCTTATCGAAGTAGGCCTTGAACTGGCCGCGAACCAGCGCTGTATTGGGAGGCCGCTTCTTTTTCGTGACCGTCATCTCGTCTCGCGGTATACTAGTCGGCGAGTGTAATGAAGCCAACGAGGGGCATGAGCGAAAGGAAAGAGAGAGAAACGAGTTCCCTCCCCTTCCTCCCGCATAGGCCAGATTTAGAGCCCTGGCCCTCCGGCCCGTGGGTGGGGTCTCGATAGTGTCTCATTAGTCAACCGACTCTGTCAAGCTTTTTCTTTTGATACCTAGAGCCCAACGATGCCGACCGCCTTCCCGACTCATCTCTCCAACCTTCGCCGGGGCGACAGCATCACTATCGGCGTCAATCTCACTCTCGACGGAGTCCCCTACGCTCTCACTTCCGACGGCGCATGGTGCACGATCAAGGAGCACCCGGACGACTCCACGGCCGATGCCATTCTCATCAAGAAGTCCATTGCAGCCGGGGGCTCGGACGCCCAAATCGAGTTCATCGTCAACGCCAACACCAACGTCCGCCAGACTCTCCACATCAAGCTCCTCAAGGCTGAGACCGCCGCTTTCCCGAATCGCGTCCGCACGCTCTACTTCGATGTCCAGGTTGCCACTCCCGACGGCGACATCTCCACGGCGGCATCAGGCACGCTGACCTTCGTGCCTGAAGTCACTATCGAATTCACCACGACCACAACGACCTCAACGACAACCACATCCACAACGACCACATCGACGACTTCCACAACAACGACGTCCACCACCACGACGTCCACCACGACATCCACTACCACGTCAACCACAACCACAACGTCCACAACGACTTCCACTACAACGACTTCCACCACAACGTCCACCACTACTTCCACAACCACGACCACGACGACTACCGCGCCCTAGATGCCGCCACCCAATGTCATTGGCCGCAAGCAAGCCGCCTACATCGACCTTCCCACCTTCGAGACCATCCAAGAGAAGCTCGAAGCATCAGACGAAACAAGCAACCGCAGACCGCTCTGGGCTCCGAACCCCTGCTACCTTTGCTCGGACTACTACACTCACATCGCCACGGGCCGGGACAAAGCCGACCCCTCCAGCCCCTGCCCCTTCTGTCACGGCTCCAAATACGGCCCGCAATATGAGGCCTACACGACCCGAGCCCAAGAAATCCTCCTTGGAGGAGCGCGCGGAGGCGGCAAGAGCCTATCAGCTATCTCCTTTCTTTTCAAGGGGAACCCGCACCTCCAGCAATTCAACGAGCATGGCGTCCCGATCCTCGTCAACCAGTCCTATATTCACTCTCCGCACTATCGCGGCCTAATTGTCCGCCGCAACGCCACGGACCTCTCCGGCTTCATCGAGGAAGCCAAGAAATACTTCGTCTACTTCGGCGGTCACTGGGTTGGCGGCGCTGAATCCCTCTTCCGCTTCGACTCCGGAGCCGTCATCTGGACGGGCCATCTCGACAAGTCCGAATCATACGAAAAGTACCTGGGCATGGAGATCCATCGCATTGTCGTGGAAGAACTTACGCTCATCCCCGACGAGAGCCTCTATCTCCTAATGCGAACGTCTCTTCGCTCGGTCCACGACGACATTCACCCCCAGCTCCTCGGCACCACGAACCCCATCGGGAGAGGTATGCAGTGGGTCAAATCGCGCTTTGTCCGGGTCCCTCGCCCCGACGGCTCCGGCAACTACCCTCCACGCACCCTGATCAAAACCAAGGTCAAGGACCCCTACTCCGGCAAATACATCACCCGCACCCGCATCTTCATCCCGGCCCTTGTCCGTGACAACCCCTACTTGATGAAGAACCGCGAGTACGTCGCGGCCCTGGTCGAACTCCCTAAAAAGCAACGCGACGCGCTTCTCCATGGCTCTTGGGACTCCATCTCCGGGGCCTACTTCGAGCGCTTCCGCAACCCTCTCGAAATCTCTCTCCCGCTCGCCGGCGAGCCCGAGAACGCCTGCCACGTCATCACCAAGCCCAAGTCCTACCCCGCCCTGGACCCTTGGGAGCCTCGCGCAATCGGCGGTGACTGGGGCTTTTCACACGAAACGGCCTACTACTGGGGATGCCGCCGCATCGAGGGCGAGCAGTTCCACGTCTACCGCGAGCTAGTCCTCTCGAAAACAGACCCCGTCCATGTCGGCGTCGAGATCGCCAAGCGGACCATGGACGATCTCAACATCATCCCCTCCCATAAAATCACTCTCCATCTCTCTCCAGACGCCATCTACCAGAAGAAATCAGACCACGGCGGCGTAACGACCTTCGCTCAACTCATCGCCTCCGGCATCTCTCAAGTCCTCGGCGCGGGGGCCGTCTACCTCCCCGACCTGCCCGACATCGACGCCGAGGATATCCACAACGTCCGCTTCCGCTCTGGGTGGGCGGAGTTCGTCATGGGCCTCTCCCAGCAGAAAGACATGGGCGTCGAGATCGTCCCGGCCTTCTCGAACCGCATCCTCGGATGGACCTACGCCAATTCCCTTCTCAACTGGGAGCCGCCTCCCATCCCCGAGGGAACCTTCTCCCATGAAAAGTACGACATGCTCTTCAGGGAATTCGGAGTCGCCGCCGCCGAACATTACAAAGGCTCTTTCTCGAAGTCCACCCTGATCTATCCTCGCTTGCAAATATGGGACACTTGCCCGCGTCTCATTGCCGCGATTCCCGCTGCTCAGCACGATCCTAAGTCCGAGGAAGATATTGAAAAGACTCACTTTACCGGCATGGATTGTCTCGACGCCTGGCGCTACCTTCTCATGGGCCTACAGCAATCTCCCTCCGAGGTCCCCTGGGAAGCCCGCCGCGACCGCAGCGTGCGCGAGTACAGATCCCTTCACCCCAACGCCAGCATGAACGATCTCGTCATGTTCAATCGCCAGCTCGAAGCGCGGGAAGCGGAATCCGCTCCAACTTCCTATGCTAGACTTGGCCGTAGAGCCACCGTGAAACGCCGTCTTCTCAAAGAGAATCTAAGCCGCCTAATACAATGAATCTCCTCACGCGCATTCTCTGTCCCGAAGTCGCCAAGCTGCAAGCGGATTACCAAACCCTTCAGCAATCCCACTCCGCTCTCTTACGTGAAGCCGCCGACCTGCGCGCCCAAATAGACTTCCTCCGCTCCAACGTCGTCACTACTCAATCGGAGCGCGTCCTAGACCTCCAGAAGATGGTGGACTACTACGCCATTCAGTCCACCAACCGCCCCTTGTTCAGCGACCAGCCCGTCTCCAACATCCCATCGCCCGAGACCAACAACACCCCCACGCGCCGCGAAACCCAGCGCGAGGCGTCCCGCAAGCAATGGGAGAACATCGCAAGAATGGCAGCGTCGCACAACTCCGGCTCCGCTAGCGAAGAACCCCCCCTAGACTCTTTCTACGCCGAGCCCAGCGAGACCGCCGAAGGCATGGGGAATGGACATGCTCCCTAACAACAACAACAACGGCCTTCTCAGTAACGAAGCGGCCGTCTCCAAGCTCAAGAACATCGTCCTCTCTCATATCGACTCCAGCGTGGACGCCGAGAAGACGGAGCAATACTACGAGATCCGCCGCAACGAACTCTACTATGACGGCCAGCAATACGCCGTCCCCGGCATCACCAGCTCCGGCTACGTGGACTACCTCCCTTCCGGCGGCGCATCTAATCTCTCCCCGTCTTCCTCTCAAGACTCCGACTCTCTTGAAACCGACGTCACCAACATCTTCAAGGGCGACGCTAGAAAGTTCGTTTCTCTAATCGGCCAGCGGCCCCCCAACATCAATTGCACCGCAGCCATCTCCGACAATCACTCGCACCAAGTGCGCGCCCGCATCGCCGATACCATCGCGCCTCTCCTCCACGACCTATGGGATACGCAATACTCCCACATGCGCGTCGTCTTCTCCGTCGGCATCAAGGGCACCACTTTCATCTACACTCCCTTCGTCACTGACGGCGACAGATACGGCTACACGGAGATTCCACAATACGGCGAATCTTCAATAGAAATCGGCCCGCCTTCCTACTCCTGCCCGTCTTGCGGCTCGGAGGGCGTCATGCCGATGGACGCCATGTCAATGGACGTTATGTCCATGAATCATGAGGAAATGTGCCCTGATTGCGGCGACCCCAACGTCTCTATCGAACCTCCTCCCACCACATCCATCATGACCGAGACCGGCTCCGAGCGCTTCCCGAACGGAGCGCCCGAGTGCCATATCCTCTCCGGCCTTGAGATCACGACTCCTTTCCACATCACGGACATCTCCGAGGCCCCGTGGCTGCGCTACGAAATGGAGTACGACCGCCATAAACTCATGACGGCGTATCCCCATATCTCCGAGAAGATCCGCAACAGCTCAGGCTCCGGCGGACCCACTTCAGAATACGGCCGCAACGTGCGCGAGCAATCCTCCTCGTACGCCAAACGCAACTATAACTCCAGCCGATCCAACAAGATACGCTACGCTCGCTACTGGATTCGCCCGTCCGAATACGTCTTCTGGCATCCCAACGAGATCATCTCCATACAGTCACAGACCACCCTCTCGGAAGCCCTCGGCGACGAATCTCTCCAAGCCGCCTCCGTCTCGATGCAACAGGTCGCTTTCTCCCAGTATCTCCGCGAGAACTACCCCGACGGCATCAAGCTCACCTTCGTCGGAGACCACCTAGCCGACATCGAATCCGAGTCCATGGACGACGTCTTCTCGGCCATCCCGCCCGAAGCCGCCGAGACGATGTATCCCCGCGCCTACCTAGAAGACGCCATTGCCCTGCAAGACCGCGTCAACGACTACACCGAGATCGCCCACGAGTCCGCCGAGCGCTCCATCCCGTTCATCATCGCCAACCCGAATATCCTTAACCCCAAGACAATCAACCGCTTGGGCCGAAGAGTCTCCGAGTTCATCTTCTCCGAGCCCGGCTCAGCGGGCAACTTCGGCAACGCCTTCTACAAGTTCTCCCCGTCTGAAGTCCGCAACGACTTGATGGACTTCGTCAACCAGAACATCCGGCTCAGCCGCGAGATCTATGGCATTACCGACGCCATCTTCGGAGGCGGCCCCTCGCACGCCACTCTAGGAGAGGCGGAGATCGACCGCAACCAGGCTTTGATGATTCTCGGCTCGCCTTGGTTCTTCATGCGGCGCGGATGGGCTCGCGCATTTCGAAACGGTATCATGCAGGTGGCCCGTAAGTCCTCCGGCGTTCTACACTTCCCCAGGCACTCCGACTACCATGGCGAGGGCGTTCCTCTCCCCATCGGCTATGAAGAACTAGCCGCCGGAGGATGGAAGTGCGAAGCCGACGAAGCCATGCCTCTGTCCGCCGCGCAGCTCCGCACGTGGCTGGAGAGAATGTTCCAACTCGACCCCGCTCTCGGTGACCGCCTGGGCATGTTCCACCCGGACAATCTAGGCCGGATGCAGGATGTCATCGGCGTATCCGGCTGGGCCATCCCCGAGAACAAAGAGCGCCTCGCCGTCCTAGACGTTATCGAGCGCCTCTCGCAGCAAGCCCCGGTCCCCCTGCCCGATCCCATGACCGGCCAAACCATCCCGCAATCCTCGGAACCTCCCGACCCGTATCTCCATGACCCTCAGCTTGCTTCTCGTTTCATCCGCGACTGGCTTCTCTCGGACGACGGCAAGTCTCTCCAACAGGAAAACCCCGAAGGCTGGCAGAATGTCTTTCTCTATGGCAAGGCTCTTTACGAAATGACTCTACCGCCTCCTCCGCCTCCTGAAGAAGGAGGTCCTCCACCGCAAGAGCCAGTCGGAGAATTACTTCCCCCCGAAGAGATCATCCCCGAGACGGCTTTACCCCCAGCCGAGCCCCCTCTCGAAGAACAGATGATGATCCAGTAACTTGACTCTTGATTCCAAAGTCTCTATTTGTTGTGTTAGGATAGATCCCAATGGGAATGTTCTCTTCTTTTCGCTCGCCGCTCTTTGATGAAGATAGCGGCGCGGGCGGCGGCGGGGCTTCCGTAGCGACCGCTCCTCCTCCTGCCTTACCATCGAATACCACGATCAAGCAGGACTTGGATGCGTTCATCGCTAACGCCACCGCTAACGCCACCGCCCCAGCCAGCCCTCCAAGCGGAGTTCCTCCCACTCAACCTACTCAGACTGTTCCTCCTACTCAAACGTCCGCACCATCCTCGACAACGCCCCAGCCTCCTGTTTCTCCTCCTCGACAAACGGAGGCTGGGGCCGATCCTTCCAAACCGCAGACAGCGTCGCCGGAAGGAACCCCTCCCGTCCAAGCAGATACTACATTATCTCTACCGGACCCGGATACATTCGATTTCGATGGAACTCCTCCAGACTCCTCCGAGCAACCCAGCGCGGCCCCTGCTCAACCGTCTCAAGAGCCCATTGAAGCGGACCCGGAAGGGGAAGCGTGGGGTCGCGGAGAACTCGATTCCATCTCCGCCATCTCCGACGAGGACTTCAACGCCCAGATAGACTCCGACCCCGCGTTGGCCAAACGAGTCCAGAAGGCGTTCCTCGCCACCAGTCGAGGCAAACGCATCCTAACTTCCTTCAAAGCTCTCCGCGATCTGGAAAGCTCGTCCGACGAAGGCGGCATAGGATTCATCCCAAGCAAGGATCAAATCAAGGACTACTACACGACCGCTCAAGCCCACTTGCGCTTCAGCCGAGACCTGGCTGAACTGCCGAACACTCCCGAGCGGATCAACGACATCCTTGGCTATGTCCTAGGCGACGATCCAGAACGACCCTCCCAGTCCGCCTCTTACCTGGCCGCAAACATTCCGGCCCACTTGGCGCGTCACAATCCGCAAGCCTTCCAGGCCCTTCGCTCAACATTCCTGAACGGCATGGTTGCGGACCTAAGATACCGCGCCGAGAATACCCGAGATTCCAACGAGAAGAGATTCAACGAGCAGTTAGCGACGGCGATCCAGTATCACCAAGATCCTAACTCCGTCTCCTCTCAGATCCCCTCCTCCCAATCACCCCAGCAGCCTCAACGCAACGCCCGAGAGGAAGCCGAGGTCCGGCGTCTCCGGGAGGAGAACCTACGCTACCGCAATGAATTCACCAAGGCTCAGGAGCAGCGTTTCACCGCGCACCAGAGCACTTTCCTGGATCAAGCGGACGAAACCGTACTTGGCCTGCTGCGCCAAATGTACGGAGAATTCGAGAAGGGAGTGGGGCCGCAGATCGTGCGCCCGTATCTCCAGAACAGGGCGGCTCAAGTCAGGCAGACCCTCCTGGCTGATCCGTTCTTAGCAGAAGAACTTGATGGAATGCTAGTCCAGTCGTTCCGAAACGGCTCCACAGAAAACGGAGCCCTGAAGTTGTTTAAGGAAAGGGCTCAACCCGTAATTCGCAGAATCGGCAAGCAGATCAATGAAGATCTGAAAGAGCTGAGCGTTACGAGACGAGAGCAAGCGACTCAAGACGACGAGACTCGTCGCCGTCTTGCACAAGGACAACAGCATCCAAATCCCAATGGCTCGGGGCAGCCCGTTCCGGCCATCAGCGTGGACGGCAGGGGTCTTCCTCCCCAAAACCAAGGGGAATCCTCCGCCGCCTATAACACTCGCGTCCTTAAGTCCTTCTCCACCATCGCCGTATAGCGCCATATAGCGCGGCATCGTCTCCATCGTCTCGGCTCCTTGTCATAAAAGGAGCTAACAATGACTGACGTACTAGACCAGCTTTCCACTCACTTGGAAGTTGTTCGCCACGTCCTGCAACCGCTGTACGAGAAATCGTCCCGGATTGCCGGCCTGATCAAGTCCAAGGGCGAAACAACGACCATCTCCCGCTATCTCTATCGCATCCCGATCGAGAAGTATCCCGGCGGCGCTTTCAGCAAATACTCCGCTGACGGCGGCGGTCTCGGAAAGGGCCACTCCCTGTCCACGACCCACCTGACGGCCGGATACTTCTACTCCAACTTGGCTTTCCGCCTAACCCAGGAGCAGGTCGAGACGACCAGCGGAGGGAACCAGTCGATCATCGACCTGATGAACACCGAACTGGCGCGCGGCATCGATACTTACCAGATCCACGATGACATCACCCTCCACACCGACGGCACCGGCCAGTTGACCAACGAGTCTTCCTCCGTGGTCGCCGCCGCCAATTCCACCATGACGTTCACGGCGGCGACCGACACCCTCGGCGTCAACCGCTTGCGTCCTGGCATGACGGTGGAGGTCTGGGATGCAACCGGCGCAACCAAGCGCAGCACGGTCTCGGGCGAAGTGCCGATCATCATCGGAATCAACACTTCATCCAAGGTCGTCACTTTGAACGAAAACGTCTCCGGCCTTGTCGCCACGGACATTCTCGCCTTCGTTGGCATGGACGCCTACGGCCCGTCGTCGCTCACGTCGTTCAGCTCAAGCTGGCCGACAGCGCCATCCTCGCAAGTAGCGGCCGGTCTGGGGGGAGACTCCTTCCGGCACGGCATCTACTACGTGAACGACAACACCCCCTCGAACTACTACTTGGGAGTCCAGAAATCCGACGTCCCCGAGCTGCTTCCGGCGTATGTCTCCGGCAACGGCGCGGCCTTGGATTACTCGATGGCGCACAAGATCTTCTCGCAGCTCCAGCAGCGCCGCGACGGCGATTCCATCAACACCAAGAGCGGGTTGATGGGCATCATGAACATGTCGCAGCGCGAGCAGTTGTTCAACATCGGCGTCTCCATCGTCTCCCGCGACGTCAACGGCTCCGAGTTCGGGACCATGCCGGATCTTCTGCCCTCGAACCACAACTACATGGATACGGTCGATTTCGGCGGTATCATGATGTACATCTCCAAGCGCCAGTACACGGATCGCGTTGATTTCGTGAACTTCGACAATTGGGGCCGGGCTCAAGTCAAGGACATCGACTACTTCACTCGTCTCGACGGCTCGAAGTTCTTCGAGGGCCGCAACTCCAGCGGCGGCGTGACGGCGGAGTACAGTTGGTTTCTCACCTGCGCGATGGACTGGTATTGCGTCGATCCTGGGTCTCAGGGCTACATCGACTCTCTCGCGGTCCCCGCCTAAACGACAACACCCTTGGGGGCTTCCTAACCGAGGCCCCCACTTTTCTCTAATGGACCCCTTCAAGCTAGCCCGCCTCAACAAGATCCTCAAGACCGAGCTTGGCGAAGATCCTCTCTATTGCTGGCTCCATACCCGCAGCCCAAAATGGCGTCGCCCGGTCGAGGTCTGGGATCAGTCCGCCTCTCCCCCTAGACCCATCTACGACTACCATTGCGCCTGCGGCAAGAACGTCTCGATCCACAAGCCGTCCTGCAAATCGCTCAGCGCCGCCATGCCGCGCTACGAAATGGCCCATGTCTTCGAGGCTCTCCCCAACATGAGCCATTACATCGAACAAGATGCCTACCTAATCGGCGTGCGCGTGCTCTACTCCGTCGAATCATGGCGGCTCAACTATGGCTCCATGCCCTACTCCTCCCATCTCTACTGGCACGCGACCATCGACGGCCACGGCGGCCCGATCATCACGAAACCAGGCAGAACTCCCAACGAATCAGTCACTTACGCAGTCATCCACATGGTCCGCGAGCACCGCTCTTACAACTTCTCCCAGCTCGCCGATGAATGGGAAGCCTCCGAAGAGAAGCGCCACCTCGACAACCGCAACGAGATCAGGGATACCTTGAACGAATTCAAGGGACTCCGGCCCTTCCCCGGCAAGGTGGACGGCAACGTCTCCCTGCCCACCGTGATCATAAAGTCTAAAAACAGAGTGAAAACGGCCCCTTCTCCAGTGTCCTCTTGAGGTAGTATATAGTCATGTCGATCAGCCGCCAAGACGAGCCTGTCCACATCTGCTCCGTCGCCCCCATCGAATTCCGCAGCCGGCAAGTCCACTCCGCCCCGATTCTCGATGAGGACGGCAATCTGCAATACAACCCCGACGGCTTTCTCAAGATGACTCACCGCATCGAGTACGTCATCCCGGCCGCCGAGCGGGGGAGCTACTCCGTCTTGCCGATTCTCCATGCCGGGCAGCAGATGATGGATACGACCATGACGGGAGATTCCCGCCCCGGCTACATGTTCCGCGCCATCTGGGCCTTGGACATCGCCAAATCCCTCGTCAGCAAGAGAACCGACAACTCTCTCGGCTCCGAATCCGGCTACGGCCCCGGCCTGGGTCTCATCGAGAACCCCGAGCCCACCACCCAGGAACTAGCCTCTCTCAACCACAGGCAGGAGAGCTGGTGCCGCTGGCTGGTCACCAAGGCCGACAACGACTGGATTCAAGGCCGCCGTAATCTTATCGGAGGCACGGCCCGCTCCGCCGCCCACTATCTCGGCTTGGACAAGTCCCCCGAGCACGAATGGGTCCGCTCGATCAAGCCGGACGAGTACAAGTCTTGCTTCGTCTGCCAGGAGCGCATCCGCTCCGCCTCCCGCTCCTGCCCGAATTGCGGCGACCTGATCCAGTACGCCGTCACCTACGCCGTCCCGGCCAAGGAGCTGCGCGAAGCCGATCCCTTCCTCGCCGAATTGGTCGCCAAGCGCCGCCAGCAGCTCGCCGCGAGCAAGAACGTCCAAGACGACCTAGCCGATGAGAACATGCGGCTCTCATTGGAAAACGAGAGCTTCGTCGCCCGCCTCGCCGAGCTAGAAAAACAGATGACCGCCCTGAAGGCCGGAGCCTAGCATGATCCCAACCGTGGGAGAGGTCTATGAACTCGCCCGAGCCGCCTTGGGAGAGCATGACGTCACGGGCGGGGAAGCCTTCGGCCAGGAAGTCCTGGAGCCTCATTTCCGCACAGCCTACCGCAAGCTGATCCGCGTCCTGAGTCTCTACGACAACCGCTTCGTCCGGCGCGATCTGCACTATCTCCTGCCCGCCCACACGGCCGTCTTTGTTCCCTCGCAAGCAGGAGCGGCGGACTTCGGAGAACCTCTCTCGGTCTGGAGCAAGGATGTCGCCGATACTTTCACCGTGACGGCGGCGTCGATCACCGCCAACGACTTAACCCTAACGACTTCCACGCCCCACGGACTTCCCCTGGGTTCCAACATCGTTGTCTACGGCGTCCTTGGATTTCGCAACGACAAGGTCAACTCCGAATGGATTGTCGGAGCCGTCCCATCGCCCACCCAGCTCACCCTCAACGGCTGTATCGAAGCAGGCTCCTATGTAAGCGGCGGCACAGTCGTCTCCTCCAGCTCCTCTTGGGGAGATCCAATCCGCTCCGTTGACGATTCCATCAACCTCGGCGTCTCTTCCGGCTCTCGCCTGGACAGCTACAAATGGTCTCACGACCAGTTCCAATTCCCGCCCTCTTCTCAAGCCCGCCTTCTCAAGGTCGAATACACGATTTCCGGCAATCCTCCCAAGCAGGAAAGCCGTTCCGTTCACCTGGACGACTCGCTCGATTTCCTGGCGTACTACACCGCCTATCTCGCAGCGAAGTCCTTGGGAGCCGATAACGCCGCGTCCTCGCTGCTGATGGACGCGGTGGGCTCCAACATGAATGCCGACGCCAACGGAGGCTTCCTAGGGGAGCACGTCAAGCAGGGCATTCTGGCTCTTCAGCAAACATCTTATGTCGCGCCGCGCTTCCGGCCCCGCAGAAACAGAAGGGTCGGAATCCTCGGCTACTAGAAATCAGGAGATTCAACATGCGACCGTTAACCGCCCTCTTGGGCTCGCAAGTTCTCGGGACGGACCCTCTCGTCAATGCAAGGGAAGTCCGACTCAACGTAGCCAACATCAACGCTAGCTACGTCATTCAAGCCGGCTTTGGAGCCGTCCAGTACCGCGTCATCGGAGTCAGCGCCCGCGCGCTTGGGGCCGCTGTCGAAGGCTTGACGCTACTCCGCATCGTGGACACTTCCGCCACGCCCAACGTCATCGCCACTTTCTCTCAGGCTCAATTGTCGGAGAACACTCTGCTCAATGAGACGGCGACCGGGACGACTCTCGGGGCTTTCTTCAACCGCAACCTCCCGGCCGGAGTCGGCAT